CCTTTGAGACATGTGCCCCATAGGATACAAGCTCTCCATATATTCCCTCTGAATGGATATATATAAAATCGCCGTCGCTCATATTCCTTCCGCCCCTTCAAGATCGCATTTGATTCCAAATGACTCTATTATTGCCTTCATGGTGTGTAAATACTCCATGATAGTTATATGTTCCATTGGACTAAATTCTGTTATGTTTGATTCATAGATTCTCAAAGAGAGCATCCCTGGATATTCCACAACAGAAACCTTGAGTTTGGGATACGGTGACTTTATCTGTCTAATAGCTTTTTGTACTTCTTTGCTATACAGCACGATATACCCCAAGTTTTTCTAGCACAAGTCTCCAGTCCTCCTGTGACTTATGCATGTTTCGAGCACGGTCTACTTTACCGCTATTTAAATATATTCCGCCCCATACTCCTACTTCGTTACCATCTATTCCAGCTTGATGACAATATTTTATTACTGGACATGATAAACACATAGAGTCAATGGTTGACGCATGTATTGGATCTTCTTCGTACTTATCAAAGAAGTAATCTGTAGGCATTCCATTGCAAGCTGCAAGATCCTGCCATCTAAAGTTCTTTTTATCTAAACCTAGTTTATTTAATATTTCCGACACTGGTAGGTACTTTCCAAAGTCCGTCGTTGTTTACGACGATTCGCTTTGCAGTTCCCCATTGGCCATCATGAAATCTACCATTTTTCTTCGACCATCCTGTGTGTGTAGGAGTCCATACGATTAGATCGTAATTTTCCCACCAGGCATTTGGGGTTGTTCTAACAAATTTTTCCGCCTGATTTAGATTTAACATTCTGAATTTGTATTCAGCCATTAACCGTTCTTTCTCATAGTTGTTTGTTCGGACTTTTCTATTTGAGCAATATAGCCTACAATATATTTAAGACAACGCTCAATCTGCTTTAGTGTTGAGGATATCTCTTTTAATGTCTCTAGTATTTGCTTAAACATATATATATAATATCAAATTTATAGGGTATATGTCAAGCGTTTTTGTACTCTATTACTCTGATTTTATTTGATTGTGCTGATTCACGGATCTTACCCGCCTTGTAGTCTGCGCCTTTGTTGAACAAAAGCATAAAGTCTGGGGACTGGTCTAAGACCTTCTGAATGCGTTCTTCTAGAGTTGCGGACTTGTTAGGTATGAATTCAGATACCTTAAATCCTTTTCCAGTTAAGAAAGCTTTAGTCTTAGCAACATAAGAACCAGCCATTTGCTCTGCACCCTCACGATCCAAATGTAAGAAATGAATTTGATTATCATCTTCTGACATTTCTTGGATTGCTAAGGTAATTGCTCTGGCCAATATCATATCGTTATCCCAATCTTGGGATCCAGTAACCCACAGCTTCATTGAACACCTATGCTGTTTGTTCTGTAGCTGGTGCTTCTTCAGCAGGAGCTTCTGCAGGTGCAGCAGTTTCTTCTGCTGGTGCAACTGTTTCGGCTGGTGCTGGTGCTGCAGATTCTGCTGTTACAACATTTTCTGCAGGAGTTTCTACCACTGGTTCTGCTGGTGTTTCTGCAACTGGTGCAGGAGTTTCAGCGGGAGCAGAAGATTCTGTTACAATTTCTGGCTCTAGTGGTTCGTCGTTTTCTTCTTCAAGATCAACTAATGCTTCTGCGTTAGATGCCTCTACTTGTTCTTTTCCTAGTGTACCTAGGAACGCCCCATCCCAAATGGAACTCATCTTATTTGTCCTCTTATTCTTGATAGATGCTGCTTTTTGACGAGACCAGGAAAACCCTGCGTCTCCACCCCATAGATCCCAAGCAACACGGCCTGGGCTAGGGAATCCTTCTTCGCCACTGTTAAATCCAGTAGCCTTTTTGTCAACCTCATGACGGCTAAAGAAAGAGAACATACGCATAACTGTACTGTCACTTAGTGCAGTACCATTAACAATTTGGTTAGCACGAGTTAATCCAACTCTTGTGCCACCACGCTTTCCTTCTTTCTTCCATTGCAAAGCACGGCGAGCTGCCGATTTCATACCACTAGTTGGTGTGTGTCCTTCTGCCATAATATCTCCTTAAGCCGTAAAACGGTATATATTATTATACCATTATTGCTGGTCTTCGTCTAGGGCAAAAAACCCAAACCTAGCCATTTCTTCCTTAGCCTTGTCAGTCATTCTGAACTTAGCTTCAAGGTTATCGTCGTATTCCATTTCAACCAAGCCCTCTTTATAAAGCTCTAATAATCCTTCTTCGATCTCAGATTGCATCATGTCATACATTTCTGGCGCATACTCTTTCATCTTTTCTGGATTTGGCCTAAACATTAATTCTCCGTTTGGAGCCACACCCTGAATTTCAATAGCACCTACATCAAGAAGATAGGCAAAGTAAGCCTCTTCTTCTTTCTGCATATCTTCTTCTTCCACTATATCTCCTTTATTTGTTTTACTGCGAGCCCCCCGTCAGGATTGAACTGACGACCTTCCGCTTACAAGGCGGATGCTCTACCACTGAGCTAGGGAGGCGTAGCCCCAACGGGAATCGAACCCGTCTTGCCAGATTGAAAATCTGGAGTCCTAACCGATAGACGATGGAGCCTTGGAGCGGGTGACCAGAATCGAACTGGCACTATCTGCTTGGAAGGCAGAGGCACTACCATTATGCAACACCCGCACTGCGCCTTTGGCAGGAATCGAACCTGCGACCTTGGGCTTAGAAGTCCCCTGCTCTATCCGACTGAGCTACAAAGGCATTATTCAACATAAACATCAACTAATCCGTTAGACTTAAGCCAGTCAAATGTTGCCATGAGTTGCTCTCGTGTATCACACACATCACAACCATCATACAAATCATATGGCTCCCAGCCTTCTCTTACATCTTCTTCATCATATAAATGCATATAGCATGCGTTCCTATGATCAGTAACAAAGGCTTGTAGTTGTTCTGCCTGCTCTGTTGTTAATTTAATTTCTTGCATTACTTATTCCTTAGTGGGTGTGTGGCCCAGTAGTATTGGCATTTGTCACAGCAAGTAACGTTGTATGGGCTGTAAAGTTCTGGTTGGAACTTAGCATAGTAAAGAGGATCTTTTTTAAATAGATTAACTTTATGTGTTGTTACAATACACATAAGAGTAACTTCGCTCTCTTGCCAAAATGGGATCTCATTACCCCACTTGTGACCATGCTCACGCTTTAGATCTCTGATGTTACTAGCATTTTTATCTGTCTTGATACCCCGCCAGTTAGCTTCATAAATCATATGCTGTATATATCGGTGAAGTTCGTTCTCTGAACGCTCCCACATAAGAACTGCTGGATGATTACGCCATGCTCCAGATGGAGATGCGCCTGAAAGCACCTTAAGTATCTGGTAGCCTTCTAGTATTTGTTTATTTAATCTCTTATTGTCAAGAGTTTGTGCTGATGCTTCGTAGTCTGAATACGGTAAGAATGTTTGCATTCTATATCTTTCTCTAGTAGGTATATATTAAGTATAGACTATAAAAGAGGGGGAAGTCAAGAGCGGTGTGGTGGTGGAAC